TGTAAGTTCTGGAACTCCTGTTGTTCGGCCTGATTACGCTGCCCAAGCGCGGCTAGTTGGTCAGCACGTTCCTGCATTGCAGCTTGATTGCGCTGACTTGTAACCTGTTGACCCATTCCAAACTCTGCTTGCTCCGCTCCTGTCCTCTGCTGGATGCCCGTTAGGCGGTTGGCTAGATTCTGTTGGGCAAGGCGAGACTCATAGTCTCCAGCACTTTGCCCTGATTGCAGGAATCCAATTAAGTCAGATAAAGCCTGACGTTGACCTGCATCTTCAGCTTGCCTCACTGCGCGAGCCTCTTCTATAGCTGCCCCGCCTCCAAAAATGTTTCCGGTTGCTGCTGCTCTACCTCTGGCAATCCTTCTTGCCTCCTCTGCCATTAGCTGAGAAGTGCGACCATCTTGTGCCCGATCAATAAACTGTTGTTCAGCAAACCTTCTTCCAGTCATTGACGTTGGGTCAGCAGTTAATTCAGGAATATCCTGTAACCTTTCAAGACTAGGTGCAGCTTGTGTTCTTTCCAGCGCAGCCATTTCTCCCGCCCCCTCAAGTGTTGGGCCAGTAGTGTCAAGCTCGGCAAACTGTGGTGCTGCTTGCACTCTACCAAGATCACCTAACTCACCTGCCCTCTGGTACTCTGGAGTATAAGCAACTTCTGCAAGAGTTGGGGGTGCATCTATTCTTTCGGCAGTAGGAACGTCTCCTGCAACTTCCATTGTCGGGGCATCGGGCACTGGTGATGGTTGATATGCCTGTGCCAGTTCACCAAGCAGTTCACGCGCAGCAAATCCGGTTGGGTCTGTTCTTTGCAAGACATCACGCCCAATCCTAGCTGCCTCCGGCCCGAACTGCTCCAGTTGGTCTAGTAAAAACCGAGTTCTTTCAGGGGAAGTTTCCTGCTCAAACTCAAATTGTTTTCTTGCCAAATCAATGTCAGACATTCCTGCAAAGTCTGCTTGAATTGCTTCTTCTCTATCTACCGCTACCCTTGAGCCGTCTTCATCTAATTTAAAATATTGATATGCAGGACTAAACTCACCGTCAGTATTTTCATAGCCCGTTAAAGTCCTTACATCTTGATTTATTGTTTGATTACCCGAAGACGGCAAATTTCGCCCGTCATCCCTTAAAGTGTACCAAGGTTGTCCTTCATATTGACTGGCCCAAGATGGCTTATTTACCCCTTCAACAAACTGAAGGTTTCCATTTGAGTCTACAGTAAAAAGTTTATATTCGTTTTCAGGTAATTCATCTCCGTCAACATCCTTACGGTCTTGCTGGTAAATTTCTTTTGGGCCAGTAGTTCTTACAGTTTCAGAGGAATAAACTGGGGTTGCTCCTGTAGGAACCCCAAGGCTCTCCCTCATATAGCCCTGCTTCATTACCTCGTCACCAAACTGCATTGCCCGTTGCAGTTCCATCATAGCCTGTGCTGACTCAGTATTAGCCGCAGCTATGTCGGCAGGAGAGGGTGGTGTTGGTGCTGGGGGTGGTGATGATTTGCCCATAATTCTATTCCTTTATTAATCTTCTCTTTGCTTGCTCCATTGAAACACTAATTATTCTATCGTTATGCTTTGGCCTAACCCAAACCATTGAGTCAGCTTTATGGCCCATATCGTTAAACATCTTTGTATAAAGTTCCTTCAACACTCCGTCTCCTTTGGCTACAGCAGCATCTACAAAACAAATCCTGCCACCAGTATCTATGTAGTTTGACTTGCAATCACCAGGAGTATCAACAAACCGTATCAAAACTGCTCCGGCAATTTCTCCATCTCTTATTACTGTCCAGTACCTCTTTTTGACGACGAACCATTCTACCCACCTCAACAAAGTGGCAGGTTTCCAGTCCTTACAATGGTCTAGGTGCTTATGAAAAAGCTGCCCGATTGCCAATGTCATTAGGTTTAGTGATGTCATTTCTGCGGATCAATAGGTTGACCAAACGCACTGGTTTGGATTGAGTGTAACGAAAGCCTTCCTCCGTCTGCTTTCACCCTAAACTGCATCTGGTCAAATCGACCTTTTGAAATCATATTGTAACCTTTTCGGATAAGGTTTGTGTCTCCCGCCAAGGAGAGACTGGAATCTAACGCACTGCCTGACGATGACAGGTCTTTGTAGTAATTAATATCACCCGTTACTGCATCAGTGTGGATGTTTCCAAAGTTAAACTGGGAAGAGTAACCAATCTTGTCTCCCCACGTTTCCCCATAAGTGTAGGCTCTGGTGGAGATGTAGGATTCGTAGGTTGAATTACCGTCTTTATAGTCAGCTATAGTTGTTGATGCTTCCGGCGTAGTGTCGTCCCAAGTGTAAAGCTCTCCGTTCTGCGTTCCCATATTCATTTTCAACTGACCGTTAAACGCAGCAATAACAAAGTCTCTTGCCTCCCATCCTGTCCAGAATCCACACCAAGCTCCCGCCAGAAGGTTGTATGTCAGCACTGTGTCCGGCGTGGTAGCTGAGTCTAACGGGACTGAAAGCATATAACGGTTACGCCAGTAAACTGCTGTGCAAGTGCTAACCGCAGCCTGATTAATCCTTCCAATGTAATCATTAATATTGCGGCTAATAGGCATAGAGATGTCTGTCTCTGTACCTGCTTGAATAGATTGCAGAGAACGAACACCATCACGCGACAAGAACATAATATCCGCGCCTACCTGCTGTACTGTTCCGTCTGCCACACAGCCTGTCCGGTTATTGATTAACTTAATGCTCCACTGCGAAACTTCTAGTGTTGGATCGGCTGTTACTTTGTAAATGCTTCTCTCTTTAAACACATAAAGGTCAAAGTTCTGCGCTGGCATCAAAGCAGTGATTGGGTCGCGGTCATTGCCCACCCTGAGATTGTCACCTGCCAAATCCCAAGATTCACCGTCCAGTATCCCACTCACATAAAGAATATCAGAAGGAACGGCTGTGTCTGCGCTTGTAGCAAATAGCCTGTTAGTGTGAGAAACAATGAATTTCGGCTTGCTTGGAGTCTGGGAAATCCGAACTGTCCCTGCTGCATCTGTTCCGCTGGACGTAGAGAAAGAGACAGAGGGGGGATTGTCCTTGTCATACCCCGACCCCTCATTAGTCATTGTTACACTGACCACACTGCCATCATACCCCAGCACTGCTGTGCCTGTAGCAGTTACACCGGAAGAAGGTGCGTCTATGGTGACGGTAGGGGGGCTGGTATAGCCTGATCCCCCTTCAGAAATTGATATGCTGGTAATCTTGCCAGCAGTGATTGACTCGGCAGTAACAGGGTCGGTTGATCCCTCAAGATAACGTAAATCACTAGACCCATCCGTGTAATAAAGTTTATCATTAAGCTGGGCAAACCTAACATTAGCTCCAGAAGGGTAGGTTGCCCCTGTCAAAGACGTAAACGACCCGTCTTCAGTCACGCATTTAAGGTAGTTCGCCCCATCGGCAACAGCAATGTACTCCTTACTCCCTGTGTCAAAGTATCCAAGTGAGGTAATAGGGGCGGTTAACCCCTCCCAAGGTGTATTCTCTGATTCCCAGTTAACATTAACATCCTCCCAGACCAAATAGCCAACTTCAAGGCTTGTGCCTCTGCGAGTTACAGCATTTCCAAATTCATCAAGGTCAATGTTCTTACCTTCAGCGTAAGCATCCTGCGGAACTAGATTCGCACGGGAAGCACTAACCTGACCGCCCACAAAGCTATTGTTCCCGTCAAGAATCAACGGGTCATCTAGCGAGTTGTTAGACAGTATAGGCATTAGTTAACAAAATCCTGTGTTTGCCAGTGATCCGGTACTTCAGGGATTACCCGATTAACCTTTGCTGGCTGAACATTGTCTAAATCCCTGCAAATTTGTAGTAATGTCGTTGCTTCAGTGAATTTGGCCTGTGCTTTCTGGTACTGCATTGACCTCTCCAACATATCGCCTTCGGCATAGGCTAATAACACATTGTCAGAGCCTAGAATCACCGGAGAATCCGAGTCACCCAGCTCAGTAAACTTTAATTTGCCCAACGCATACAGTGTCCCTGCGTTTTTAGGCGTAGGAAGAGGCTTAATGCGGCAGTTGCCACTTGCGTCAGGGGGCAATGGAGTGAAGTTAGTGGGGTTGGCCCGACGAGAACTTGTGTTCTCCCAAATGTTAGGGTCTAGCTGGAAGAATTGTATCCAGTTAGAGCCAACAACCTCTATTCCGTCTTCTTTTCCTGTCTCAGTAAACTTTGTTGCCACCACAAACTGCAATCTGGGGGCCGTTGCCGCAACAGTTGTGGAGGTTGGGTAAT